GCCGACTCTGGGTACGGTGAACGGTGTGACGACGCGAGTCCGTGTCAGTTCTGTGCAAGTGCGTTATAACTTTGCCCAGGATGCGACGGACCAGGAGAAGAAGGACTTGGTGGCTTATGTTATCAACCACCTGTCCAATGCGACGGTCCGGCCGGCTGTGTGGGGTCAGGAGCCCTTCTACTGATAAAGTAGAGGGTGACTGCCTCTCATGGCTAACCAAAACCGTTCGGGGGGTCCCGCAAGGGACTCCCTGTCGCATCAGCTCCTGGATCTCCCATTGGGAGTTCTGGCCATTAGGACTTTTCTATGGCTAATTACCGTCCTCGCCCTTTTAGGAGGGCTAATGTTGCTTGTGCTCCGCCCCTCGCCCGTATTCACGAGCGACTCGCCAAAGCCCTCGGAGTCCAGATCATCGGACAACCGGGAAGGCCTGGCGGGAGTTGTCTGTTCGTTCCCAACCTCGGAGGAGTAAGTTATGCTGACTCAGCACGAGATTCAGGAAATTCGCTCGAACTTGGAGCTTCAAGTCAGGATCCATCAGTTTCCCGAGACCTACCTGGACAGCGAGATTCAACGCGCTGCCAAGTTGATCGAGGAGATGAGTGTGTTCCTGGCCCATGCTCTAGTGGTTCAGAGGAAGATCTTGACTCGTTCGGGGTCAGATACTTCTTCGAGGAGTGGCTATCGAAGCTTGAGGCTCGTGGACCTGGATCAGGTGGCAAACTTCGCGATAGAGATGGACACCGGCATGACCCCAATGATGAAGTTGGGGCCGTACCGGATCTGTCTCTGCGAGGAATGCTGCCCCCCGGGTCCGCTGTAACTGAGCCTTCTCGCCTAGACGTCACGTGGGAACGTTTCAGAAAAGCGGAACAGTCCTGCTTCGAGCTTAACCAAAGGTCCAAAGAGCGGTGGAGAAGTTCTCCATTCCTCCGAGAAATTCGTCTCGCGAGGAAATTTGCTTCTAGGATCTTGGGTCCGTTCGACTGGGACCAAGCAGCGTTGCATTTTGGGTGGGGCCCTGGCGCCACTACCAGACTGCCCCGACGCAAGTCGGATGCTGCGCACAAATATAGCGGTTCACCGCAGGCAACAATAGGTAACGCGATCCTCGCGAATACGGTACTTCTGTATTCACCTCTGTGGTCCCGGGAACTCCCGGAGCTATCGGAGGCAGAGGGCGTCGGCTACGTGAAAATCGTAGACGGCAATCGCGTCGTCACTGTCCCGAAGAACTACAAAACGGATAGAACCATCGCTATCGAAC